CCGATCGTCTTGGCGTCGAGCGTGCCGAACTGCGCCATGTCGCCCATGACATCGAGCGGCGAGCCGAAGTTGCCTTCGACCCCGCGCGAGGCATAGGACGCCCGCGCCCGGCCGAGCGCGTCGGCGTTCTTGCGCATCTGCGTCTGCTGATCGGCTTGGCCGCGCTCGACTGCATCGCGCGCCTGACGCTGCGACAGGATGGCGTTGTTCCGATCGACCGCGGCCTGATAGTCGGCCGCCGACTTCTGCGCCTGCCCTTGCTGGATCGAGCCCGCGGCGGAAACGCCAGCGCCCGCGATGCCGGCGACCAGCGATAGCGTAGCAAGCTCACACAACGGGGCCTCCTATGATCTTAGGTCGAAGCGGTGGAAAGGCCGCCGTAGAATCCCGTACGGCACGGGAGCATGGACAGTAAACCCGAGCCACTTCAACCACCGGATGGTGGTCGATGCGCGGGCGTCCACGTAGTTTTCGAGCCATGGATACGCCGCGCGAACCTGCGGCATCTTCTCGACACAGTAGCGCAGGAACGCGGCCGGGTGCCGCTCAAGCTCGTCCGCGCCGAGCAACCACGGCGAGCGTCGCCCAGTCATGCTGGCATGCGACACACCGCCGACGAACACCACCCGGCCGCCGATCAGGCCTGCCCAGCAGTGTTCCGATTGCTCGACGCAGCGCGTGATCGCGTCGAGCGGCCGAGACCCGGAGGTGGCCGCGATCTCACGCCGATCCGTCGCCCGCAGCGTCATCGCCAGCGGCAGCGCGTCGTCCGCCCTGGCCCTCCTTACCGTCAGAGAATTTCGGTCGCTCCGTATCGCCACCCGTCTCAAACTCCGGTGATACGGCGAGCACGGTCGCCGGCAGAAGGCCGGTCGTGATGCTCACCCGGCCCTGGTTATTCCAGTCCCCCGTGAACCGTGCCTCGAACGCGCCCGTAAACAGGCCGTTGACCAGCTTCTCGCCGAACTCGGGGATCGGTACGTGCTCGAAAGCATACCCGTTATCGGCCGGGCCGTAATGCAGGCCTATGGTCTTATCGACGTGAATTATGATCTTGGTGACGTTGCGCAATTCGCCGTTCAACTGCGGAGCGCCCACGTCCAGATCGAGCGTGGTCAACACGCTGTCGTACGGCAGGCCGATGCAAACCTTACCGGCCGCGAACGGTAGCTGAACCGCGCCGCCTCGCACCACGAGCCCTTCGACCTTCCGACCGTCCGCGACACCCGCCACCGTACGGCCTTCGAGGTGCCCCAGCCCCGTCACCTGGGCGGACGCCGCGCCGTCGCGCGACAAACCGGCATCCACGAAAAACGCATCGCTCGCGCTATTTATCCGCCGGGACCGCTGCCGCTCGACATACCGGCGCGTCGCCCCGCCTACCTGCCGGCGCACGGCCGCGTAGACGACATCCTCTTGATCTTCCGCGACCACGCAAACGCTCTCGAACTCGCCGTCCGTAGTGAACTCGGACCAGCCCAAGACTTCCTGATCTTTCAGGTACGTACACGCCAGCATCGAGCCGTTGGACAACACGAAGTATAGGCACGAGAACGGCACGTTGGCGAACGCCATTTGCGTGATGGTCGCGCCCTCGATCAGGTGCCGGGCCAACAACGACATATCGATGCCGCGATACTTGTTCGTGCCGAAGTCGTAGGCGACGTTGCGGACCATCTGTCCCTTGGCCTGGACGAACACCACGTCATCGAGCACGAGCATCGGCGCGATGTTCTCCGCGCACCCGAACGCCGACTGCTGCTTGGCGTCGATCGTCGTCGGCGCGATCGTGCCGCTGTCGTCGCCCCGGATGCGGAACTCGCCCGAGATCGTGAACGCCAGGAGATCTTCTGCCGGCACGAAGAACAACACGTCCTGCCGCTGCCTGGAAGCGAGCGCGAAGACGATGGCGTCGCTCGCCTTCGATGGGAACGTGCTGTCGAAATTGTTCAGGTCGCCGGCCTGGGACATGTCGATCCGGTTCGGCTTGATCGAGGGGCCGCCGAATACCGTGCGCTGCTGGTAGATAGTCGAGGCGCGCGGATACTGGCCCGCGCCGACGAACGGGGACTGCGCTTTTGCCGGCCCTTGCGCCGTATCGGGCGTCGCGTTCAGATCGCGCCAGTAGACCAGCCCGTCGCCTTCCGGCGGCTGGCCCGCGTCCACGATGCCGACGAGCCCGAACAGCGCGCCCTTCGTCGTCTTGTAGACGCGATAACTGGACACGCCGGGGATCTTCACGAACCCGACATCGTTCGCGAACCCGCGCAGGAAGAGATCGTTGTTGACCGTCACGTAGAAGTTCGGCGCGGTCTCTCGCCCGGTCGCCGCGTCAACGCTCGTGACAGTGTAGGTACTGTCATAGGGGTAGGCGAATTCTGTCGGGTAAGGGTCTCCGTTCGCGTCCTTGCCGGTCTCAAGTGCCCGCGTGATCGTGCGACCCACGAGGTAGGCCGGGCTGTCCACACCAGGGGCGGTCGCGTAGGCTGAGAAGCGCCAGTCATCGAGCGCGAACCGGGAGAGTTTGTAGGGCGGGAAGTTGACGTGCGTGATCGTCAGCACGTCGTTGGTCTGCTGGAATACCAGGGCGGGAACATCGTCCGCGCCGTATGGCGTCGGCAGGACGTATCGGCCAGACGCGCCGCCGCCCGCGATGTATGCGCCGCGTCGGATCACGGCCATATAGCGGTGCCCGAATTCAAGCACGCAGGTATCCCGGCCCGACAGGGTAAATTCTACCAGCCGGACAGTTGTCCCTTCGTTCGTGGCCGCGCCGATGAACTCGAATCCAGCCCGGTTCGATACGCCGCCGAACGGCAAAATCTGCCAGTTCTTGAGCCGAGCCGCGCCGGCTTGATACTTCGCGAGATCGACGCGCGCATGCAGCTTCGGGTCAAGCTCGCCCGCAGTGAACGACGGCTGGATGCGCTTCGCCATCAGCCGTTGCCCCCGTCTTCCTGGATGACGGCCAATCGGGCGAGCTGATATTCAACCCACCCACCTTTGCCCGTTCCGATGCAAAGCACGTTATCGACAAGGTTGATGAATATCCCGCCCTCCGGCAAGAATGACTTGCTCGACTTGCTCTTGTTTGGTCTCAAGCCCTCGGTGTATGACACCATCGCTCGCGGGGCTCCCATGTGGATGTAACCGCGAGCCATCAATTGTCCTCCTGAATATCGTAATCTGCCTCAATGACTTCTTGCGACGGGTCATCTATGACGAGCGTTCCATCGCGCTCGATGCGCCCGCCCGTGCTCTCGACCCAGAAATCGGACGAGGACAGAAGTTGCGGCGTCGGCTCGATGGGAGCGGTCAAGCCGGGAATGTAGGCCGGCAGGATCGCGGAGCCGGGCCCGGGGCCGGTAATCATCGGCGGTGTTGGGTTGACCGCCCCGGAGCCCGGAAGGCTGCCCCATGGCCCGCCCTGCCGATCCCAGGCGTACGCGCCGTGGTAGCGCTCCCGGTCCTCGCGCGTGAGCGACGGCACGCCGCGCACCGCCAGCCATTCGGGCACCCGCTCGTCAAGCTCGTCGCCGGCCTCGTTCGCCGCGTCGGCGCGGGCCTTGTCGCGCAGCGCCTTGGCGACGCCGCGCAGGTACACTGCCGCGTCGTTCTTGCCCGTGACCGGGAGCGCGATCATCGCGGCCAGCTCGTGGGCGAGCAGCGCCGTGAACTCGGAATCGTACGCGGCCGGGTCTACGTCCCAACGGGTATAGATCAGCGTTTGCAGCGGCTTGTTGCAGAGGATGAACCGGCCCGCGACTTGGAAGCGCGCGTCGTAATCGGTCGGGTAGCGCTTGGCGAACCCGCGCACCGCCGCGCAGTTGTCGGGATAGGCGTAGGCGTAGCGCCACCCGGTCATTACGGCCGGGCCGTTCGAGGGCACGGCCTGAACGTAGGTCCGCGCGAACGGCCAATCGACGGAGCGCAGGGCTGCCCGCAGCGCGATCGAGTAGTACCGGCGGACGGCATTGGCCTGCTTCGTCCGCTCCCCGAACGATACGATCGCGTCCTGCCCGATCAGGCCGAGCGCGAGATTGGCGATCTCGATCGGCACGGAGTTGGCCGGCAGGGGATCGGCGCGTGGGTCGCTCTCGCCATCGTCGTCCGTCTCGCTGCTCGCCGCCGTCGCTGCGGCGCGCTTGCCGGCGTCCTCGGCCAGCTTCCGCATGCCCATCATCAGATCGGCCTTGCCCGTGATCGGCATGGCGAGATGTGCGGCCAGCGTCAGAGACGCGAACTCCACGAAATCGGATGGGAATTCTGTCGGGTCGCTGATGAACAGCGTGCAAGCAATGTAGGCGGCCTGTTCGTTCGTGTAGACCGCGAGTTGACCCACCGACCCATCCGGCGTGCGCATGACACGAAACCGGACGGGGGCCTCGGTGCGGTCGGTCCTGGCGATGTAGCGGATCGCCTCGACGCCCTGCGGGTATTCGTAGGCGTATTTCCAGTTCGGCAGCGCCGCGCCCGGGATAAGCGGGCTCGCGACATACCGGCGCGCG